AAATACGCCAGTGTCAGCAGTGTACGTAACCATTAACTGATTACCAAGTAATGAATCTGTTATAGATTCAACATCAACAATAGTACCTGCTTTGATACCAGTATTTTGTAATCCAATAACATCGCCTGGTGCCCAGTTACCACCTGAAGTTAATTCAACAACAATTCTTTTCTTACCAGTAGCAACAATAATATCGTCTGATGCAATACTGTTAAATTCAATGTTTCTTAAATCTTCTAATTGATCATAGTCGTTAACTTTATCATCTACATAATTTTTGTTCGCTGCTGCTGTTCCGTCAACACCTGGTAATGCTACATTAGTGATTTGATTTGAACCCATATCAATATCACCTTCCATAGTACTATTACCATTTAATGGAAGGAAGCCAACGCCAATTCTATTTCCTGCTGGTGCTGTTTGAATTTGTGAGCCTGCAGCAACGTTCCAACCTAGTACACGATTGATGTAACCTACTACAGCTTTTTCTGTCGGTGTAGCTTGGCCTGAGTTATCAGACATTGAATCATCAGCACTAAATTCGTTAATTGTAACACCACGTTTAAATCCTAATGAGTTAGCATTTGAAATACCAATTTCACCAGCAAATGTAATATCACCTGTTGCTTGGTCTACACTAAAGAACTTACCAACACGGAAGAAACCATTTTGGTCTGTTGACATCCAAAATACTCGTCCTTTACGTCTTTCCCAAACTTGTGATGATATTGCTGTTGCGCCATCAGTGTATGCAGCCGCTAAGTTATTTTCAGGATCACCTAAAATAACATTTGGATAGTTTGAATCGTTAAATCCGCCAGTACCAATTTGTGTAAAGTCGTGTCCTGTTGCTCTACATAATGAAATAGCAATAGTAATTTCTGCTGTAGCGCCAATATTAAGACCACAATTTAAAACTCTATCACTAGCACTTATACCAGTACTAATACCAGCCGGTGAGTAACTACTAATATTAGTACCTTGGTCTGCTATATTAATAAACACAAACGCACCACTGTCGTTGTAATCTGTTACTTGATGTAATTTACCTTGCCAAGTAAACACCATTCCGCCTGCGTATCCTGCATCTCCGGGCTGTTTGCCTGCAACGTCTCTAGTTATTCTTAATGCTCTGTCAGCATCAAGCGGCTTAATTGCAATTTTATCATCGCCTTGTGCAGAACCATATCCGCCGCCTAAGTTTCCAGTATCAATTTCAGGAGATACAAAGTTGTATCCAATTTCTAATCCTGTTAAAACTTCGTCGTTTGCTAATGGTTGTGCAAATGTGTCAGCTGCTTGGAATACTAAACTTCTATATGTTGCGTCATCTGATTCATCATAGTTAATTGCTGTTGAAGGACGAGTTACAAGTTTTGAAGGATCTCTTACTCCTTCAAATATTTGTGTAAAGTTATTTCTAAATTCAATGAAAGCCCCGTTAGGTACTGTAGCTCTTAGACTTCCAAAAAAGTCTGTAGCACTAATTTCATCAGCTCTAAGATCTAATTTATAAACAGCATTACTATACGTTCCGCCTACTGCAACAATATCACCTACTGTTTCGCCGTCTTGTCCATCGTTGTCAGTGTCTGATATATTTGTTACATTAGAGATAACATAGTTAAGTACGCCAATTACTCCGCCGTGGTCGATAGTAATCAATGAGTTAACACTTGGAGGGTATCTCATATCAGTTACATATATCGTAGTATCCTCAAATGCGTTTGGTGTATCAACTGAAGTATATGCTTTTGCTGGAACAGCCATTGGGTATTTAAGTGTAACCTGATCTGGAATCTCGTTTGGATCAGCACCTTCAGCAACTAAACCAAAGTTACCATAACCATTCGAACCGTTAAGTGATCTAATCTCTGAACCGTTTTTAGCATAGTATGCTACCTGACAGTAGTATGTAAACATACTAACCATCTCAGAGAACGCACCATTGTTAGTTACAAGCCCGTATCCTAAATCGTTAATTTGTGTAAAGTCGTTTCCGAGCATACTTCTGTTACCAGCAGTTTGTAAGAAGATATCTCTATAATACAATCCATCATCAAACTGGCTTTCGTCATAACCAACACCGTCATTTGAATCTGCGTCTAAGAAAATCTTACACCAACCGTTTCCACTATCGTACTCTGAGATAGCGTTAACTTGATAACGTCTACCTTCTACATAGAATGGACAAGGTAATTGTGGTGGTCTAACAAACAAACCTTGACCTGGAGATGACTGCACCCACATTTCAAAGTTATTAAGTTTACCTGCTCCGTTGTAAGTACCAGTATTAATGTTCTGCGGAATAGTTACAGGAATGTTACCTGTAAATGCATCAACATACATACCACCTCTAAATCGTTTTTCATTGTCACTCTTACTAAATGACGATCCTGTTTGTATGTATGGAGACTTAGTTAGAACTTGTCCTTCAGGATCAAGTACAACCATAAATCCGCCGTGTCCTTGTACTGTAGCATTTCTTAAAATACTAGCATCTGACATCATAAACACATCCATACCCTGTGCATCGTTGCGTAAAGGAGGATTGTATGCTGCATTGAATGCAAAGTTTACTAGATCGACTAAACCGTCTGCAATTGTTACAGTTCCAGCTTCGCCTGCTCCTAATGAAATATCAGGAACTGTTGCACCATTTTGTGCAGGTGCTGTAGCGTTTAATAAGTCTTGTGCAAGTACTGATATATGATTAATAGCACTTTGTGTAATAGCTTCTTGCCCACCAAATCCGTCATTGTTAAATTCACTAATGTATGCGTCTTGATATTGTCCTTGTGTCTCAATGGTAAACTCTTGTCCACCTCTTACTAAATCTTTTACTAGCGCATCTACAATTAAGCCTGTATCACGTCTACACTTAGCAATATCATATATAAAGCTAGGATTGTTTGTGTTGATAAACTCAATAACTTCGTCTTGAATAAATGCTTTGTTAAGTTGCATAATTTTTGAAGCTGTTGTGTAATTACCTGGGTTTGTAACTATGCCGCCTATGTTTATATCTGTAGTATTGTCTGATAGATAGTGTCTACCAAAGTAGCCTTGTACATCACCTACTTGGTTTACAAACGGTTCACCTGTTGTTGCTAACGTCATATCATCAAAATCAGCATCACGGAAGAAATATGTATTAGCCCAAGGCGATTGTGATACACGATTCTTAGGACGTATAATTACTCGTCTAAATTCGTCACCTTTTAGTGATACGTTGTTTGAAATCTTAATTGGTAAGTCTTCTTCGTAAATACCTGATTCAACAAAAATAGTAACTTGCTTTTCTTTAACAAAGTTACCATATCTTACAGTTTCGTTTGGAGCAAAGTCAACACCATTTAATTGTAGTAATTCAATTGTGTCATTATTACTTTCTGTACCATCGTTATTAATAACCTTAACAATACGTCCCTTCGCTCCGGAGATATTACCTACTACTACCTTACCCGGAAGCAAGTCAGTATTATCTGGATCACCCTGGTCAACAAATGTTCTTGCACCATTGTCTAGTACAATCTTATAGTTTCTACCATAAACAATGTCTGCACCAGCATTAATGCCATTTGACATAATATCAACAATTAGATCAAACTTACCGCCACTACCTGTAATTGCAAGTCTTGCAGTTGCATCAGCATCTGGCTCATCAAATGTTTGTGCTAGTTTAACGCTGTCAAAGTCTCTTACACGCTCTTGGAATACTTGACCAAGTTTGCCGCCAGCTGTATAAGGAGTATATGCACTGATATCCCATAGTTCTAATAAACTGTCGTCTTTGTACAGTTCAATTACTTTGCCGTCTAATGCAATATCTGTTTGTTCAATATTTTTAACATAAGCAGTTTGGCCTTCAATTTCGACCATACCGCCCATATCTTTGAATACAACGTGATCACCGTCTACTAAGCCGTGGTCTGTAGTTGTTTGTACTCTAGCACGTTCATTAGCAGATCCACTTAGTGTAACAAAATCAATACTCTTTTCATTGAATAATTTATTTTGTAGTATTGCATCAGTCATTGTTTTTAGTTGATTAATCGCACCAACAGTTTCTGTTTTCTGTTGTGTGATTGCAATACGTCCGCTTGTACTTGAGTAATATCTTTCTGCTGCAATTCTTGAAAGGAAGTTTGCAGTCAATCCTCTACGAATATCATATTCAACAGCATCAAGGATTAATCCCGTATCTCTTTCGCAAGTTGATATTTCATAAACAAAATCTGGGAATGTATATTTGATCCATCCTGATAATTCTTTAGATAGATATTCTCTGTTGATTCTAATTAAGTCGGCTGTTTGTTGTCCGCCCCAAGTGTCAGTACCAACAAATTCTGTTGCAGTAACTTCTGCAGGACTTGCACCATCTTCTTTAGTAACTGTTTGGAAGTAAGGACCTGGCTCTTCTTCTGCTGTTAAGATAACTTCTTCTGCACGTTGTGCGGCTGCATTAATAGTACGGTAAGCGTAGTTTAACGATGCACCTTCTTTGCCCGGAGGCACACCAATCATTCTATCATCACCGTCTAAACTAACAAATATGTTTTGTGTCGATGCGTAGCCTGCGTTATCAACATAAAATTTTGTAGCTGCTTGTAAATCATCTGCGCCGTTTGGTTTGCCAAATCCTTCAAGGTCACCTGGGTGATCGGAAAGTGTTAATGGCCCTTCCATAGCATCGCCTTGTCTACGAACAATGCTGTCTCTAGGCATAGCAACATCGCTTAGGTAGTTGCCTGCTAAAGTTGCATCAACACCTGTGTCAATCATTTCGTGTACATCGTCGTCTGCTTTTGTACCAGACACATAGTTTTTAGCTGCATCTGCTTCTGTATCATTTACAAGAGCTGCATCTTCTCTTCTAAGGAATACTGATAAAAAGTTATCAGTAACATATCTTAAAAAGTAAACTGGCTGTACTACGCCTGTACCAGATGTAGTAGCAGTAGCAATGAATACTTCACCGTCAACGCCTAAGTCAGCACCAATTGATGTCCAAGGAACATCGCCTAGTGTTTTAATTTTGTATGTGTTTCCAATTACAATTTGATTAGCAAGAACTTCTGAGTCTAAGTTACTTGGATCATCGTAAATTGAATTAAAAACAAATTTTAATCCGTTGATACTTGTGTCATAGCCGTGAGCAACTACTTCAATATCACCATTAATGTAACGTGTAATATTAAGTTTATATGGATCTTGTGTTAGTGGTTCTGGCGCAACTCTAATAGGCAGTCCTGAACTAATATAACGTCTATCTGCGTAACCTTTGTTAATAACAAGGTCGTCAACGTTAATGTTTGTATTATGAATATCGTTAAATTGTTGAGCACTTTGAACACTAACATCAATATTAGCAATAGCATTGCCGCCAGCGTTTAATGGAGCACTCATAGCTGGAGCAGTATCATCTGCTAGTTCAGTAAACGCTGTACTGATAACTAATTTTCCGCCTATGGTATAATTGAATACAATTGTGTCATTTTTAGTAGAATCTACAGAATTATTAGATGCAAATTCAACTAAATCAATGCCACTGCCGTCTGCTTTAACTAACGGAATTGTACTAGGCAGTAATGAATCCGGTGTATCACTAAGTGCTGTAAAGCTAATTGTGCCACTTTGTCCAAAAATTGCATAAACTTCTTGAAAGTTTTCGTTTACTTTACGAAACGATTCTCTAATACTATCGCCGGTGCCGTCGTTACCCTCAACACCGATATTAACGTCTTGTCTTGCCATTTATGAATTCTCCGCTGTGATTTTGTGCTTTAAC